GAAAGAACCACAACTACTATTAGGGGATGCTAACCCCGATTTAAAAAACTCCAGCAATTCCTTGTACAATAAGCTAGCCGCAGTAAGAGTAGCAGTATTGCCTGTTCCGGGTGGTCAGCAAGCAGTTATGGGCCGTAATAAAAATAATGATTTGCAGATTCATTTAAACTACGACCGTGTTAGTCCGTATAGCGACGTGGACTCCGACTTAAACGAACTCCGTGCCTGGATGACAGAAACTCTAGCACATGAAATACGGCATGCACTAGATAGATTGCAACGTGAAGCTAGCACAAGTCAGCGTCCACATGACTTTGGTAGTGAACGCTATTATCAAAAACAGCACATTGCAGATGAGCCAGATACTACACAAAGTGAAGTTAATGCGTACTTTACGCAGATACTACATCAAGTTGAAGATGATTTGAAGCAAAATAACATTACTGATGTGAATCGTGCATTGAAATTTGCTCAGGATAGTTTAGAAACCAGCCAGTTAGCTGACGTCGTTTTTGGCGGGTGGGATAATAACAATCCCGTACTTCGAAGATTAAGTTCTAGAATGGTACAGTTTGTACAAAGTCTGTACAATAACTAACCTAATTTCCTGACAAGAGTAATACTTCTTCTTTTGCTGCGTTTGGCAGCAATTTCTTTTAGGCTCACTTGCGGACCAAATTTGATTTCCACATCTTTGCTGTTCATTGTTTTAACTACGTTTCTGAACGGCGTCCATTCTGCTTTTAAAAACACATTGATAGGTATCAGTCTGTTACTTTCCCACCACCAAGTTTCTGCCAGTTCTAAAAACTGCTGCTTCTGCTCCAAGGTTCGTAACGCACCATAATCGTAGATAGTAGTAATTACTTCATCTAGATTTTGAATAACACCTATGTACTCATTGCCACCGTAGATAAGGTAAGTTAAAAACGGGTACTGCTTTAATAATTGCTGGTAATCAGGTTCGTCCATTTTTCAATAAATACAAGATAATGCAAATTCTAGCTTATTTATATCCAAATACAGTCACGGTCCAAATATGGGATCTTAGTATTTTTACACCAAGGAACAGAGTCGTGTATAGTCGCCCTATCAAAATATATCAAGGTATAGCCAATGCCCTGCAAGTTGTTGTGTTAAATCAAGACCAAAAACCAGTTGATTTAACTGGTTACAGTTTAGAAGCTGAAATTCAAGATCCTGTTAATGAAGTTACTGCTTACAGTTATGCTGTTACATTTACAGATCAAGCTAAAGGGCGAGGTACTTTTACCGTTCCGTTGGCTGATGTCAATAGTCTAGATCAAAGATTATACAAACTCACACTTAAAACAATAGACCAGATATCAGGAACAGAGCGTGTGGTATACATTGATGCAAACTGGACAGCGCCGTTAGATTTAGAGGTGTTGCCAGCCTACTATGCAGACACAGCGCCGGCTCCTAATCTCAATGAAGTGGTCATTGACAGCGGACAACTACCATGACAGCAAATGTAAATGTAACAAAAGTTTTAGTCAGACGAGGTAATACAGCTCAAAATGCAGCTTATACTGGAATCAATGGTGAGATCACTGTTGACACACAAGCATTTACAATAAGAATTCACGACGGAACCACAGTAGGTGGTACAGTGATAAACGCTGCTGGTGCAGCTGGCAGTTACAGCAATACCAACACCGCTGCTTATCTACAAAGTCAAAATATAACCAGTGCCAATATTGGTGGCAGTCAAACATTTGCTAATGCCAATGCCGCTGTTCAAGCAACTGCTATAAATTCCTTAAATGCCAATATTGGAGCATATCAGACATATGCTAATTCCAATGCAGCCACGCAGTCTACCTCTATCAACAATATAACCGCCAACATCGGTGCCTTTCAAACCTATTCCAATGCCACATTTGGTACAAGTTCGTATGCCAATGCCAATGTAAAAAGTTATCTAGCTGCGTTTGATGGCAACATTTTACCAAGTGCAAATGTAACTTACAGTCTTGGCGATGCCACACACCAATGGCGAGATTTATGGGTAAGCAACAATACAATCTATATCGGTAATACTCCTATTCGTGTAGACGGCGGAACACTATTAGTAAACAATGCGCCAATCACTGCTGGATCAACATACGGCAATTCTAATGTGGCGGCATATCTACCAACTTATGTTGGAAATTTATCGGGTAGCAGAGCACAGCTAACTAATAGTCTAGATTTTATGTACGGCGGATTCCCTTACATGGGATGGCAACTGGATGGCAGCGATACTTTGAAATTGCGGACCAATATAGCATCTGGTGACTATACCAATGATGCCATATTAATCAATCGTCAATCACTTGAAGTAAATGTAGTCGCTCAACTCACAGTGGGTAATGTAGTAACAACCAATGGAGTGTTTTGGTCCAATGGCGAATCATATAGCAGTTCCACCACAGGAAATGTCAATGGTGTCACCGGTGCTATAAATTTTGTAGCTAACAGTTCAGGTGACGGCAATGGGTATAGTACTTTACAGTTGATTCCCGACAATGCACTTACGGGGTCAGACCAGTATCTGATTATTGATCCTACTGCTCCTGGTCATATACATATTCGTGCAGGCGGCATACAGGATAGCAGTTCAGCTGAGTTGATCATTGGTGGGGAAGTTAGTAATTTCAAAGTTGGTTCGGGTATTAGCCCAACAATTTATATAAACTCAGACAACAAGCAATGGACTTTTGGCACAGATGGTAGTTTAACTTTTCCGTCTGGGGGCAACTTGATTTTTGACAGCAGTGCTGTAAGTGTAGTTGATGGTGTATCTAACATAACAACTGGCAACTTGATCACTACTAATGGCGTTTACTGGTCCAATGGTTCAGCATATAGCAGTGGCACAGCCTATGGTAATACAGAAGTAGCTGCCTACCTGGTTGCCAACCCGCAGCCGGGGACTTATAGTAATGTTAATGTTGAAGCCTATATTGGTAGCAATATTGGTTCATATCAAACATTTGCCAATGCCAATGCAGCCACACAGGCTACCAGCATTGATACTATTAATGCCAACATCGGTGCCTTTCAAACCTATTCCAATGCCACATTTGGTGGTAGCAGTTATGGAAATACCAATGTTGCAGCATACCTAACTGGCAACATTATTGCAGGCAATATAAATGCCACACAATACAACTTTGCCAATGGTGTAAACATTCTAAGCACAGTAGGGGCAGGTAGTTATGGCAACACTGAAGTGGCCGCATATTTAATGACTTGGCCAAATGCAGACATCAATATCTTAGATACAACCACTGCTAACATAACAACATTAAGATCAAATAATTTTAGTACAGCAAACGCAGTTATCAGTGGCGGTTACATCAGTGCTCTAACTAATGCAAGTATTATCTCATCAACTGTGGTTACAGAAAATATAACCAATGGTAATGTAACTACATTGCGAGCAACAAACTTTGGAACTGGCAATGCAGTAATCAGCGGTGGTTACATAAGTGCTATGACCAATGCCTATGTAACACTAAGTCGTATCACAAACTTTAGTACTGGTAATGCTGTCTTAGCTGGTGGGTACATTAACAGCTTTACTAATGTGTATGCAACCACAGGTTCCTTTACTAATTTAGATACCAGTAATATATTAGTCACCGGCGGCTATATCAGCAGCTTGGCCAATGCCACAGTGTCGGGCAATGTCACAGCTGGTAACTTGATTGGATACGGTAGTAACACCAGTATCATTGCGGGTGCATATACATCAACATTCGACACTCTAGGTAATGTTGTGTTACCAAATATATACGTAACAGGCAATTCAACTGCGGCAGGTATAGCACCTGGGTATGCACCAAATCGTCCGGCGTTCCGTGTTTATGGATTCGGTACAACAAACAATTTGACTACAACACAAAACACCAATGGTGTGTTAAACAGTAATAACTGGGCAGTGGATTACGAGCAAGGCAGTTATCTAAATGGTACCACTGGTGTGTTCACCGTACCAGTGGCTGGACTTTACAACATTTCGGTGATTGGTAGAAATTCTGGTTATACCAGTGGTATAAGTCAGTTAGTGTGCGTTAAAAACTATACCGGAAGCAGCCAAGTCCTAACAATGTTGGAATTTGCTAGCAATTCTTCAATGAATCACGCTGGTACAAGTACCGTGGCTCGATTAGTTGCAGGCGACACTCTTGCGATTAGAGTGACCAGTGGAGAAATTAATTTTGATGTTAACGATTCTTGGTCAGTGACTTATATAGGTTAATATGATAATTCAAGGTGCTACAATCTCGGGTATCGACATCTACGGTGAATCACCGCTGTATGAATTCTCTACATTTACATTTACTAATGGTAATAGTGTGGGACGAACTGGTCCTACTACAAGCAATTTGAGAGTTTTGTATAACACCGTAGGGAACACTTGGATTAACAATGATGCCTATTTCACGGCCGTCAACGGCATTCAATATTGGACTGTGCCTCGAACCGGAACATATACAATCAGAGCAAAAGGTGCCCAAGGGGCTCCGGCCACTACCACTGGTGGCGGTCTTGGCGCAGACATGCAAGGCGATTTTGTTTTAACACAAGGACAAAAATTACAGATCTTGGTAGGACAAGAAGGCAGGCCTCCTAGTTCAGCATTTAGCTACGGTAATGCTAGTCCCGGCGGCGGCGGAACATTTGTGGTCGTAAACAGTGGTGCAGTTAACACCGTAGCTAACACCGAAGTGATACTAGTAGCCGGCGGCGGCGGAGGCTCGGGTAATGTTATGCTGTCTAATAGTTCGGCCAATGCCAGCATCGGCACTAGTGGCAGAACTGCTTGGCTTAGTGTAGCCGGCGGAACTAACCGAATGGGCGGCTCTACTGGCACCGCGGATAACGGCGGGGGTGGCGGATTCTGGGGCAATGGCGCGGGATCAACTGGTCCAGCTTTTGGTACTGCATACAGATTTGGAGGTGCTGGTGGTGCAATAAGCTCTCAATACGCACCGTTCGGTGGCGGATTTGGTGGTGGTGGCTCGGTTCAACAGGGTTTATTTTTGAGACATGCCGGAGGAGGCGGATACTCGGGCGGAGCTGCATCAAATTCAGTATCTGGTCCTAGTACACAGGCACCAGTTAACAATTCACCTTATTTTGGTGGCGGTGGCGGCAGTTATAATATTGGTTCCAATCAGGTTAACCAAGGTAATGCTCAAGGTAATTTTGGTAATGGTTCAGTGACTATTACATTTGTCAGTGCATTATAAGATAAGTATTTGATGTTATATATTATCTCTACACTTATTTTTACCCACATCACTATCGCCTGTGTGACTCTTTATCTTCATCGCAGTCAAGCACACCGCGGTGTGGAATTTCATCCTGTAGTATCACATTTCATGCGATTATGGTTATGGCTCACTACCGGAATGAATACTCAGGTGTGGGTAGCTATACATCGCAAACATCATAGATTCTGCGAACAGCCAGAAGATCCGCACAGTCCGAGACAGTTTGGATTATGGCGTGTGGTATTCGGCGGAGCATTTTTATATGCACAAGCAGCACAAGATAAAGAAATGGTTCAAGCCTACGGTGTTGGTACTCCAGACGATTGGCTCGAGCAACATGTTTATACACCGCATCCGTGGTTGGGTGTGCTAACCATGTTAGTAATTGATTTGCTGATATTTGATTGGATGGGTTTCGTAGTATGGGGTGTTCAAATGATTTGGATACCACTATGGGCAGCTGGTGTAATCAATGGTATTGGACATTGGTGGGGATACAAGAATGGCGTAACACGAGATACCAGTACAAACATCTCACCGTGGGGTATCTTGATTGGTGGCGAGGAGCTGCACAACAATCACCACCTGGACCCGGCTAGCCCAAAGCTGAGCCGGAGACGATTTGAGTTTGACATTGGTTGGTTATATATCAAAATTTTGACTTCATTGCGTTTGGCTAAACTTCGAGTTTAGTATATAATAACAGGATGTTAGATTCTATCCAGCAAAGTGTTATGCAACTGTTGCCTGGCCGCCGCAGAACCGGTCAGAACGGTTGGATACGATTCAATGCTCCGTGTTGCACACATAATGGCGAAACTGCTGATACTCGTATGCGCGGCGGGATCATAACTGATGGAGGTAAGGTAAGTTATCATTGCTTTAACTGTCAGTACAAGGCAAGCTACCAACCCGGTAGACATTTAAGTTATAAGTTTAGAAAATTATTATCCTGGTTAGGTGCAGATGACCTAACGGTAAGGAAATTGGTTATTGATGCTATTCGTATCAAAGATTTAGTTGCGCCAGAAGAACTGGCAAAAGAACCAGTAGAAGAAATTGTTTACGAAGCAAGGCAGCTGCCTGAATCGGCGAGGAATGTAGTTGAACTAGCTAACTTCTACAGTATTGGTGATTACAATAATGTACCTGCTGAACTACTGGCAACAATAGAGTATGTACATCGTAGAGCTATAGACTTAAACAGATATGAGTTTTACTGGACGCCAGAAGAAGCATATAACTTACATCGTAGAATAATTATACCTTTTCATTATCGCGGACAAACGGTAGGTTATACTAGTCGTGCAATTGCGGACGGAATCAAGCCCAAGTATTGGAGTAGTCATCCTGCAGACTTTGTGTTTAATTTAGACATGCAAAAGCCAGATTGGAAGTTTGTTGTTGTGTGTGAAGGGACGTTTGATGCTATGAGCGTGGATGGTGTTGCACTTAACGGGTCTGAAATATCTGACATCCAAGTCGATCAAATTGATAGATTACAGCGCGAAGTTATAGTTGTACCAGATACCGATAAGGCAGGTAAGAAATTAATCGATCGTGCCATCGAAGCAGGTTGGACTGTAAGCTTTCCTGTGTGGCAGGAAACTTGTAAAGACATTAATGAAGCTGTAGTACGATACGGCAAACTATTTGTATTAAAGTGTATTTTGGCAGCAAGAGAAACTAGCAGGCTTAAAATTGAATTGAAAAAGAAAAAACTATATACAGTATGAAAGATTATAACGTAGACATTCAACGATTGTTTTTAGAGATGATGCTGCAAGACGCAGAAACATATGTGCGTGTGCAGAACATCTATAATGCAGAAAATTTTGATCGCAGTCTTAGAGAAGTAGCAAAGTTTATTAAGAAACACAGCGATGATCACAATACCTTGCCCACTGGCGTAGAATTACGTGAAGTACCAGAACTCAAAGAAGGTCACTACGATTGGTTTTTACAAGAATTTGAAAGTTTTAGTAGAAAACAAGAACTTGAACGTGCTATTCTTCGAGCAGCGGACATGATCGAAAAAGGCGATTTTGATCCAGTTGAAAAATTAATCAAAGACGCTGTACAAATTAGTTTAACAAAAGACCTAGGTATGAACTTTTGGGAAGATCCTGAAGGCATGATTACTAGATACTTTGATAGCGGTGGGCAGGTTAGTACCGGCTGGCCACAAATGGACAAACTACTTTACGGAGGATTTAGCCGTGGCGAACTAAACATTTTTGCCGGCGGTTCAGGTTCTGGTAAGTCATTAGTAATGATGAATATCGCACTCAATTGGGTACAACAAGGACTAAACGGAGTTTATATTACACTTGAACTTAGTCAGGAACTAACTGGTTTACGTACAACAGCTATGCTCACTAACATGAGCACAAAAGACATTCGTAAGGACAAGGAAACGGCTGCTCTAAAGGTCAAAATGGTAGGAAAGAAAGCAGGTAGTTATCAAGTCAAAGCATTACCTGCACAAAGTAATATCAATGACATTAGATCGTTTCTAAAAGAATATCAAATTCAAACTGGGCGCAAAATTGACTTTATGATGATTGACTACTTGGACCTGCTAATGCCAGTGAGTGCAAAAGTTAGTCCTAACGATTTGTTTGTTAAAGACAAATACGTATCGGAAGAATTACGTAATTTGTCAAAAGAGCTAGGGGTGTTGATGGTTACAGCAAGTCAGTTGAATCGAGGTGCAGTTGACGAAATTGAATTTGATCATAGTCATATTTCTGGTGGTATTAGTAAAATTAACACAGCAGATAATGTGTTTGGCATCTTTACTTCACGTGCCATGCGTGAGCGCGGCCGGTATCAAATTCAATGCATGAAGTCACGTAGTAGTACTGGTGTAGGACAAAAGATTGATCTTGAGTATAATATCGAAACCATGCGTATCACAGACCCAGGCGAAGATGCTGCTGAGGCCGGGACGATTGGATACGGTCGTCCAGGTGGCCCCAGTGCTCCGAATAGCATAATGAACCAAATCAAAACAAGCAGCACAACTACCAGTCCTCCAATGATTGCAGCGAAACCCAAACCGGGTTTTGATTTAGAAAAATCAGTGCAGGCCAATGTTGATAGTGCTAGACTTAAACAAATGCTGGCCAGTTTAAAAACTAAACCAGAATGACCAATAACTTTTGTAGGTTTTTATCCAACGGGTACTCTTTTCAATTATCACAACAATCTTTTTTAGTTAAACCTTGCTGCTGGTATGACGGCGGAATTGTTGTCGACAAAAATTTAGATCAAAATATTGAAGATAGAGCCAAAATTAATAGTTGGACTAAAGAATGTCGAGTGTGCTACGAACAAGAAAGTGCAGGACAATCAAGCTTTAGACAATCCAGTTTTGATATTATTTCAGAATCTGATTCATTAGCACCTATGTCTTTGGATATCAGCATTGACATGACTTGTAATGCAGCTTGTGTTATGTGCAGTGCCGAGTCCAGTACTTTTTGGCAAAAACAAAATAAAAAAAACAAAGTTTTTGGCATTAACACGCAAGATAATTTTCAAAATCAATTGAATTTTATTTTAGACTCAATTGACTTGACCAAAGTCAAACGAATTAAATTTTTTGGTGGTGAACCGTTGTTAACCGACACCCATGTTAAGATTTTAGAACGAATTTCTAACCCATCGCAATGCGACGTTTGGTACACAACTAACGCCAGCGTTTTACCAAAAACAAATGTAATAGAGCTTTGGAGCAAATTTAAACTAATTTTTTTCGAGGCAAGTATTGACGGTATTGGATCAAAATTTGATTATATTCGATGGCCATTAAAATGGAAAAAAATTGAAAGAAATTTAAACACACTTAAAGACACTGCTCCTAATAATCTTTTATTTAGAATCAATCATACTTTAAATCCTTTTAATGTTTTATATTATAACGAACTAGACGAGTGGGT